GTGATCAACTACCAGAAACATACGCTTCCGAACGGGCTGACGGTCGTCGTGAACCGCGACCGCTCGTCCAAACTGGCCGCCGTAAACCTGCTCTACAAGATCGGGGCCCGCAACGAGAATCCCTCCCGCACGGGCTTCGCCCACCTGTTCGAACATCTCATGTTCCGGGGCACGAAGGCGGTTCCCGACTTCGATACACCGGTACAGATGGCCTGCGGGGAGAACAACGCCTTCACCAACAACGACTACACGGACTTTTACATCACCCTGCCCAAGGACAACATCGAAACGGCCCTCTGGCTCGAAAGCGACCGCATGACGGGACTCGACATCTCGCAGGAAAACCTCGAAACCGAGAAACGGGTTGTCATCGAGGAGTATAAACAACGATACCTCAACCAACCCTACGGCGATATGTCGATGCTGTTGCGGGCCCTGGCCTACCGCGTGCATCCCTACCGGTGGGCGACGATCGGACTTTCGCCCGATCACATCGCCGGAGCCTCGCTCGACGAAGTGCGCGATTTCTACCGCCGTTTCTACCACCCGTCGAACGCCATTCTCTCCATCTCGGCAGATATCCCCGAAGAGCGGACGATCGCCCTGTGCGAAAAATGGTTCGACCCGATCGCGGACAATCCGCAACCTGCGGCATCGCTTCCGCAGGAACCGCCGCAAACCGAATCCCGACGGGAGGAGGTCGAACGCAACGTACCAGCCACGATGATCGTACTGGCTTACCACATAGGCTCGCGCACTTCTCCGGACTTCTTCCTGGGCGATATGACCTCCGACCTGCTGGCAGGCGGAGAATCGGGACGCCTCTATCAGCATCTGGTCAGAGAACAGCGGCTGCTGGGAAGCGTCAATGCCTACGTTTCCGGAGAAGTCGATCCGGGGCTTTTCGTCTTCACGGCCCAGTTGCTGCCCTCGACCACCGTCGAACAGGCCGAAGCAGCCCTGTTGCGTGAAATCGAAATCCTGCAAACGGAGAAGATCGACGAATACGAGCTGGAGAAGATCAAGAACAAATTCGAAGCGAATACCCTGTTCGGCGAGCTTAACGTGATGAACAAGGCGATGAACCTCGGCTTCTACGAGATGCTCGGCGATCTGCCCCTCATCAACCGGGAAGTGACGATCTACCGTTCGCAAACGGCCGAACAGATCGCCGACTTCAGCCGCCGCACGTTCCGTCCCGAAAATCGTTCCACCCTAATCTACCGAGCCAAACAATGAAACAACCGCCCCTGATCACTCCCCGCGAGGTCGATGTACCCCGCGCCCAGCGCCATACGCTCCCGAACGGAGCCTCCCTCTACGCCATTCCGTCCGACGATTTCGAAGTCCTGCGCTTCACGTTCGTCTTCCGCGCCGGATCGTCGATGCAGCACGCGCCTTTCGCAGCCTCCGCGACGGCCAATATGTTGAGCGAAGGCAGCCGCGACATGACGGCCCGGCAAATCGCCGAACGGCTCGATTTCCACGGTTCCTACTTCGAAGTCAATGTCGATCGGGACTACGTATATATCAGTTTCAGTTCGTTATCGAAATTTTTCGGCCCGACCCTCGAAGTCGCGGAACAAATCCTCCTGCAACCGCTTTTCCCGGAGGACGAATTGCGTGCCTATTGCGAAAAACGCAAGCAGACCCTCACGATCGAACGGCGCAAGGTCGATACCGTCGTGCGTGAAATCTTCGCCGAAGCTCTCTTCGGCGACAAACATCCCTACGGCATCTCCTATCCCGAGAAAGATTACGACACGCTCACGCGTGCAGACCTGGAATCACTCTACCGCCGACTCTATACGGCCGAAAACTGTCTGGTCGTATGCAGCGGCCGCATCGGGGAGGAGGAGTTGCAAGGCATCGGCGCCCTGGCCGAAAAACTCCCCCGTGCCGACCGCAGCGCCACAGCCGATTTTCCGGCTCCCCGCAGCGAAGCCTATCGTTTCGTCGAAAGGCCCGACGCCGTGCAATCCTCGCTGCGCGTAGGGCGTCTGCTCTTCACCCGCACACATCCCGATTTCGTCGGGATGCAGGTCGTCGCTACGGTACTGGGCGGCTATTTCGGCTCGCGGCTGATGCAAAACCTGCGCGGCGAGCACGGTTACACGTACGGCGTGGGTGCCGCCATGGTCAATTTCGAGCGGGAGGGTTACCTGGGAATCGCTGCCCAGGTCGGAGCCGAGGTGACGGCCCCGGCACTTCGGGAAATTTACAACGAAATCGAACGGCTGCGCCGGGAGCCGATGCCCGAAGAGGAACTTTCGCTGGTGAAGAACATCATGACGGGCGAGGTGATGCGCATCCTCGACGGACCGTTCGGCATCGCCGACGTGACGATCGAAAACCTCCTCTGCGGCACGAACAACGGTGTCATCGAAGAGAACATCCGCCGGATACAGGCAATCACCCCGGCCGAGGTACAACGGCTGGCCGTCAAATACCTCCGCCGCGAAGATCTTATCACGGCCGTCGTGGGAGCGGTCGATCCATTCACAAAATTATAATATGGATTCTCCCTCAAACGCATCCGCTCCGGCTTAAAAAGTCGGAGCGGATTATAATTTATTTATTATTTACTCATCCGTTTTAATCCGTTCTTTACCCTCGGTGCTATCCACCGATCGCAAAGGAACGTAGAACTTGGTTTGTGTCGGCGTATAAATGCCGAAAGTAATACCGGATACCAATAAATTCAGAAAACTCATATTCGTTTTCACGACATAATCCGGAGCTCCGCCGACATACTCCGCAGCTTCAACTTTTCCGTTTCCGACCGGGATCAATCCTGCAATCAAATGGTGATTCCATTCCCGATTTACCTGAACAAGCGGCTCATTACGCTCCACATTACCATAAAGGATTCGTGTGCTATAACACGAACTCAGTGTCAAAGTATGGGGGTAAAAACCAAATGTACAAAAGAAGAGCAGCGACAGAAAGATAGATATCCGGTATATATCAGAAGGTTAGCAGCGCGACACCCCCGGACGCACCGCGAAACCAAATGTTACTTCGGTGATACTTTCGTGTTACATTTGAACCAGATTTGAACGCGGTGTTCGACCTCCGATGTTACATTGCCTCCGAAAACGGCCAAAAACGGTCAAATTTCGGAGGCTTTTTGATATCTGCGACCGTAGGTCGGATTTGCGACTGAGGCTGTTTGTGCTGCGATTTCAGCCATTGGTAGGCGTGTATAGGTGACGCCAGTCGAGTATCGTATTTTTATCGTTCAAACGGCCGTTCAAACCCTCACCAAACAAAGCAAGGTCGTTCTGCCATTTCGGCAGTCATGTTCTATGATCTGAGATTTAGACGGCCACAAAAACGGCCGTTAAAACTGCCTCTGTTTTTTCGTGTTTCAAAACGAAATATCCACGTTAAACAGCCATTAAGACTGCCAAAAACGTGAAAAAGAGATGCACCTAAACTAACCTTTAACTACCAAAACCGTGCAAAAATGCAGAAAAATGGCGGTATATGTACCCCCTTAATGACACACTTTTTACAAATTTCAATCGCTTATTTTTGTATAATCGTCTAAAGAACAGCAACAACTGCTCAAGTTGCCGCTGTTTGCTGTTTGAAAAAGTGCGCGTGACACGCTTTTATCCCATCGTGTTGAATCTCACACTCGCCTTTACCAATGCCAGTGCTTGGATCGAGTCGGCGGGGATGTCTTTCGGTGAATGGTGTGGGTTATGGCTAACGAGCCGGACGAAACGGTCGTCATCGGCTTTTTGTATATACTTGATAGTAATATAGTCCTCGCCGTCAAGTGTGAACGATAGAAGATACATTTCGCCCCATAATATACCAGACGAATTATTTGCAATTTCTTTATATAGAACTATGTCTCCACTTTTCAGTAATGGATACATCGAATCCCCTCGCACGTAAAGAGCTCCATCGCATGGCGGAAGATCGGGGATTTGTATATGGCTAATGGGTGTTTGGCGGGCCTGATCGCTGAACAGTTCCACTAAACCGGCTGTTGCATCCAATTCATAGAGGGGGATGCTTTGCAATCCTACTTTGTGATCCGTTCGCAGATGGAATTGTTCTTTTACGACAGGCGTGGCAAGTTGGATATCTTGATCTCGAAGCATTGAACCTCGTCCTGTCAATAACCATTCGACCGATACTTGTGGATATGCAGCAAGAAATCTCGCCATATTATCCTCGCTAATACCATTATTTTGTCCCAAAATCCCCCTTGTAATACCCGTTTTTCGGTAAAAATCATACTGACTTATACCATTTTCCGAAAGGAATAACAATATTTTTCGCTTGATAGGTGATTTTTCTTGCTTATTTTCTTGCATAGTCGAAATATCTCGTTTATATTTGCATCGTCCTAACATATTAAGGCGCTATAAAGATAGTGAAAATTTTGAATTATGGCTATGAAAGAGGAAATGAAGAAGTGGCAAACGCAAAGCAACAAGAACAAGGTCTGTTTTTACCTGATTACACGCGGTATCGCATTCAGTTATACGGAGAAGTCCGGAATTGTTTTCGAAGCGTCCGCTTCCTTCGTGAAGCGCATGTTCGACGCTTTGGTAACGGCTTACGGTTGTTCCTTGAGACCGAGCATCAATGAAGTAAAATAACCCGGCGATATCCCGATGATGGCATTTCAAAGAGATACTGTCTGACTACTTGTAGAACCAAACATAACCAAGAGAATGATGAAATATATCGAATTATCGACTTCTAAAAAAGCTCGCATCTGTCGGGCGTTGGGGGTAAGCCGTGTAACGCTGTGGTCGGCCTTGACCTTCCAGACCCAGAGCCAGTTGGCAGAAAAGATTCGCCGCATGGCCGTGCAAAATGGCGGACGCGTAATGATCAAGCTCGATGTCACGGAAGGTTTCATGCCGAATTGCGAGATCGATTTCGTACATGATATCGGCGGCGTACAACGGATCATTCAAACCTTCTCGAACGGTGTTCGAGTGGAGTTCGACAACGCGACGTGCACAGCCAGCATCAGTCGGGATAATCGTGCCGTAAAAACGTTCTCCGATGTCAAGGTTCGCGACTGGGGAAACATCGTATTCGAGGCGCAAAGCCTCACGGATTCATTAAACAGGTAGGCTTATGATACCCAAACACCAAAGAGAGGCTATTTCCCGTCACGAAGAGCGTCTGAATGAGCTATTGCATGCGGCGGTCGAAGAACTGGAATCGATCAGCGGATACGGTCTCGGAGAGTCCGACTGGAACGAAGCCGACGGTACGATCACCTTTCTATTTCAAGACGTATCTCTGTTGAAACGCTTTCGACAACGTTGTGTGCAGCCGTCAGGATCTGCTCAATCCGGGGATCATGCTTATCAATCCACACCCGAAAGGTCATCGTGTACTCCTCCACGGCAGGAATGGAAAGTTCAAATCGGTAACATTCGGGAGGATACGATTTATCAGTTCTGTATCTCACGTCTAACTGGCGCAATTGAGGAGACATCGATTCACGAGTACGGAACATCAGTTGTTCCGACGGGCAAATGAAATGGATATATAGATCGGCAGGTAACATAATCGCTGAAATTTTGTAGTTGGCAACACAAATATAGCGATTTTCCCACGAACGCTGAAGGCGTTGCCCGGAGCGATACCGGCGCGGGATCGAGAACAACGAAGCGATGGAATATTTCGGAAACATAATAGCAGTAACGATGCACGAGCTGACGCGGTCGGACGATGGCGAGGCGGTAATGAGTCGTAGTGCTTACGATCATCTCGTGACGCGGGGCCGGGTAAATGTTCTACGTCCGGGCAAGGGACTCGGGTCGTATGCTCTGATCGAGTACCACTCGCTACCTGAACGGTTCCGACTGCGTTTTGAAGCGAAATACGGTAATCCTGAAAAGATAATGAAACAGGAAGATATGCCGCTTGCAGTCGATAGCGAAGCACAAAAGTATTATCATGAATATCTGTTGCCGAACGGCGAACATTTACCGGAGGATAAACAAACAGAATACACGCTGAATGCGCGGGTGCTGAATGCTCTTCGGGAAATGCGGGGGACACAAAAAGCGATGCGTCGTGCGTGCAATAACAATACGCCGGTCATCTGGTCTAACATCTTCGCTGCGGCCGAGGAGTTGCGCAAAGCCTACGGACACACCCTGCCCAAGAGTGAAGCTCGTCTGCGCGACAAGCTCCGCCAATATACGAAAGAGGGCTATGCCTGCCTCGTGTCTGGCAAGTTCTGCAATGCGAACACGCTGAAAATTACCAAAGCGGCCGGACGTCAGATCGTCGCCCTGCGTCGTTGTCGCGTCCCGGTCTATACGACCAAGCAGCTCTTCGAAGAATTCAACCGCATCGCCGAACGTCGCGGTTGGAAACGGCTCGCTTCGCAGTCGTCGCTGGTGCAATACCTCGAACGGCCGGAGATCAAGCCGCTGTGGTACGACGCTGTTTATGGTGAACTGGCGGCCAAACAGCTCTATGCACGCCGCAACAAGACCGAAATGCCGACGATGCGCGATTCGCTGTGGTACGGTGACGGAACGAAGCTCAACCTCTTCTACAAGGCGGTCGAGAACGGCAAAACGGTGGTGCGTTCCGCATCGGTGTACGAAGTGATCGACGCTTACAGCGAAACCTTGCTCGGCTATGCGGTCAGCGATACGGAGAATTTCGACGCTCAGTTTCGGGCATTCCGTATGGCTATCGAAACAGCCGGACACAAACCGTATGAAATCGTTACCGACAATCAGGGCGGGCAGCGGAGCAAGATCGCTCAGAAGTTCTTCGCGAATATCTGCCGCATCAATCGCCCGACAGCACCATATAACGCTCCGTCGAAAAGTATCGAGTCGGTGTTCGGTCGCTTTCAAAAGCAGGTACTGCATGAGGATTGGCGTTTCACCGGCGGGAACATCACTTCGAAAGAGGCGTGGAAGATCAACCGGGAGTTCCTCGAAGCGAACAAGGAGAAATTGTTCACCTACGAGGAGATGCTGGAGGCCTACTCCGTCGCCCGCAGCAAATGGAATGCGATGAAGCACTACCAGACGGGGATTGCACACGAAGAGATGTACCGCACGAGCGTCAATCCTGCAACGGAGCGCGTAACGGAATTGGATATGATCGATCTGTTCTGGCTGACAACCGAGCGGCCGAGCATATTTACAGCCGATGGTATCACGATCCAATACCAAAACCGCAAGTACACTTACGAGGTATTGACCTCCGATGGTACGCCCGATTACGCATGGCGCAGTGAGAATACCGGCCGAGAATTCTTCGTGCGTTTCGATCCGAAGTCCATGGATCGCGCATTGCTTTACGAACAGACCCCGATGGGGTTACGTTACGAAACCGTAGCATATCCTTATCTCACGGTCCGTCGCAATATTCAGGAACAACAGGAAAGCGATATGGAGCTGATTCGCTACAACGATGAAGCGAACAAACGTGAGCGGGTGCGCCGTCAAATCGAGGCGCATGCGTTGGAACTGGAACACGGCGTCGCACCGGAACAGCACGGGCTGCGGACACCGGCGATCAAAGGCATCAGCGAAAAAGAGTACGAACGCCTGGCCGATACGGTTGTAGTCGTGCCCTCCGGGCAGTACTCCGAACCGGTGACCGTCGGCGAATATACCAAGGCGGTCAGCAATCTGGATTGCGATCCGACGGCGATATTCAATCGAATGTAAATTTTTAATTACAAACCAATATGAAACAGTTATCTCTCGAAGAGAAAAAGGATATTCAGGCCCGTTTGCAGGTCTATGTATCCAAGTATCCCAGCCAAAACAAGGCGGTGAATTCACTCGGTATCAGTGCAGGTACGATTAGTACGATTCTGAACGGTAAATTCGACAACATCAGCGACGAAATGTTCCTGCGGATCCGCTCGCAAATTTCTCCTGTGAATCCGGAGGAATGGACTGTCTGCGAAACGACGGCTTACCGGGAATTATTTCTTTTGCTGGAGGATGCGCAAGCGAATCAAAACGTGTCATGGGTGGTCGGAAATGCCGGTATCGGCAAGACGACGACCGCGCACGATTATGCTGCCAAGCATGAAAACGTGTTCGTTATCTCGTGTTCGGAGGACATGCGTCGCGGGGACTTTATTCGTGAAATGGCCCGCGTCATAGGGCTCAAACTCGCCCAGACGAGCCAGCGGGAGAAACTCCAAGCCGTAACGGATGAATTGCGTGTGCTCGACCGGCCGCTGCTCGTCTTCGACGAAGGCGACAAGTTGATGGATACGGTGTTTTACTACTTCATTTCGATTTACAACGCGCTCGAAGGACGCTGCGGAATCATCTTTCTATCGACCGAATACATCAAGCGGCGGATGAGTATCGGCTTGGAGTACGACAAAAAGGGTTATGACGAGATGTTTTCACGTATCGGGCGCCGGTTCATCGACCTCACTCCCGCAACCAGCCATGAGGTGACGGCCGTATGTCTGGCAAACGGGCTGAATGCCGAAGCAGCAATCTCCAAAGTGTTGGCAGATGCCCGCACGGTCGTATCGAAAGCTGCAAATCCATGGGATAAGAAGCAAGTGCGGGACTATTACGACATGCGCCGTGTTCGGAAATCGGTGCACAAAAGTAAAAAGCTCGCTGAAATCAAGAAATAGTCTTGTTCAAAAGCAATTCAAATGGGCCGGACACTATCTGCAAAACAGGTTCTGACGATCAAACGCCGCACGATTCGTTTGGGCGGCATCTGGGATGATTGCGTGGGGGAAATCGACCGTACGGGTGTGGTGTTCTTCTGGGGTAACAGCGGCAACGGAAAGACTTCGGCTGTGGTATCCTTTTGCAAGGCGCTGTGCGCTCATGGCAAAGTACTTTATCTGCCGTTGGAGGAGGGACTGGGAGGAACGACACAGGATGCTATTCGGCGTTATCGGGCAGATGAATGCGGCAGTCGTTTTCAGTACAACGATTCGATGAGTTTCGAAGAAATGGACGAACGGCTGTCGAAACCCCGATCGTGGGATTTCGTTGTCATCGACTCTTTCCAATATACCCAAATGAGTTACAAGGAATACATCGCATTCAAGGAGCGGCATCGCAACAAATTGCTGATTTTCGTCAGCCATGCCGACGGCAAACGTCCGGACGGACGTGCTGCGAGCAAAGTGATGTACGACGCTTCGCTGAAAATCTGGGTCGAAGGTTACAAAGCCTTCAGTAAGGGCCGTTTTATCGGTCCGACAGGCGAATGTACGATTTACGAAGAAGGTGCGCGTAAATACTGGGGATAAACCTTAAATGTAAAACGATATGGACATCAAGAAAATTTACATCAGCGGAAAGATCACCGGACTGCCTGTCCGGGAGGCGATCGCCAAATTTCGAAGTGCGGCGGAGAAGATACGGCGGTTCGGGTTCGAACCGGTCAGCCCGTTCGACAACGGCCTTCCACTGGAGGCCGACTGGGCGGAGCACATAGGCAAAGATATCTCGTTGCTGCTTCGATGTGACGCCATCTACTTGTTGGACGATTACGAGAAGAGCGAGGGTGCACGCATCGAGTTGTGCATCGCCCTCCATCGTCGAATGCCGGTCTTTATGAACGTACGGCCCAAACTCGGATTTTTCAGCGTACAAACTTTCGAAGATTATGACAAAGAAAAAGTGTAGCTACTCTCGGTTCTATGCTATCGCCAAGGCGAAAGGCATCGACCTCGACCGGTACAAGGAAACTTTGGTATTGCAATTCACGGATGGTCGTACTTCATCGCTTCGGGAGATGATGCCGACGGAGTACGAAGATATGTGCGAGTGCTTACAGTCGGGTAAGATGATGGGAGAAAGTATTGCAGACCACAAAGAACGACTACGAAAAGCCCGTTCGGCAGTGTTGAAACGCATGCAACGCCTCGGTATCGATACGACTGATTCTTCATTTACCCCGGTCAACGAATTCTGCATGGATTTACGTATCGCAGGCAAACCGTTCGGACTATTGACCGTAGAGGAATTGCAGTCTCTTATTCCCAAACTGGAGGCGATTCTACGCAAGCCCAAAATCCGAAATACACAGTGCGCCGTTTCAATTCCGCTTATTATTCGATCCAACCAATTGCCGAGCTAACCATGAAACTTGTAATTAAAACGATATCTGAAGTCAAAGATGCCAAGGAGCATCTTGAAGATCAAATATCCTGCTTGCTGATGCAGTTCGAAAAAGATAACGGAGTACATATCTCCGATTTAAGCATCTATCCGCGTGAAATATACAATGAATACGGGAAAATGATAGGCCGTCAAATCGGAACCTCAATCGTTGTCAAATTATGACCAAACTACCTTACCGTCAGGCAATGCTGATGAAACATACGGCATGGATGAATACCCGCTTAATCGAGCGGGGCCCCCGGCCGGAAGACGAGCGGTACGTGCCGCTCGCGGTGCGGATGCTGACGCTGGTCGGATGTCTGAATTACGCGATGCTCGACCTTGAATCCGAACTTACGGCCTCCGGCTTGTTCCGCCACGAAACCAAACGCCGTTATACGCAGGCCCGGACTTTGGTCGCGCAGGCTCACGGCATCGCGTGGTCGATGCTTCGCAAGATCGACGACCGGGCCGCCCGGCAGTACAACGACAAGACAGACGAGGCGTATCGGACCATCAGCGGCTGCATCCTGTTGGAGGCTCCTCAAAGGTCTTACAACATCGTGTTGTCACTGTGCCGGATCATCAGCTCTCTCAACGGTCGGATTTCGGGTCGCTACGACTTCAACCCGGCCAAACCTCTTGTACGCATCCCGGCTCTGTTGGAGTGTACCGGGATCGAGGATTACAGGATCGACGAGATTATCGAATTGAATTTAACAGATTAAAGAAAATGAAAGTAATCGTTACCTTCTCAGGAGGTAAGGACAGCCTTGCGGCGCTGTTGTGGGTGCGCGAGCATATTACCAAGAACTTTACCACCGTGTTCTGCGATACGGGTTGGGAGCATCCACTGACCTATGAGTATATTAACCGTATCGCCGACAAGCTGCACCTCGACTTGGTAACATTGAAGTCGAAGAAGTACGACGGGATGGTCGATCTTGCGCGGCAAAAAAAGCGCTGGGCCTCGACGCGGGCGCGGTTCTGCACGATAGAACTCAAAACCAAACCGACGATTGACTATGTGCTGGACGAAGTTCAGGACAATATGCTGATGATTCAGGGCATCAGAGGCGCGGAATCTCCGGCGCGAGCCAAGATGTCGGCGCAATGTACGTACTTCAAATATTATTTCGAGCCCTACGGTTATGACAAAAACGGTAAGCCGAAGAAGCACAGCTACCGTGGTAAGGATGTCCGGGCATTTCGGGAAAAGTTCGCCGACGATTTGCTTCGGCCCGTGTTCGACTGGTCGGCGCAGCAGGTGATCGATTACATCCTCGCCGCAGGGTTAGAGCCGAATCCTCTCTACCGGATGGGCTATAAGCGCGTCGGCTGCTGGCCGTGTGTGATGGCAAACCAGCGCGATATTCTCAATATCGCCCAACAATCTCCCGAGCGTATAGCGGAAATAGCAAACTTCGAAAGAGAGTTGCACTCTTCTTTTTTTGGCCCGGATATGATTCCCTCCTACGCAATTACCAGCGGAGAGAAATATCCGACAATAAACGATGTCGTGCGCTACGTCCAATGGCAGAACGCGACGGGCAGTTTGTTCGACGACGATACGGCGACCAGTTGCATGAGCTTTTACGGATTGTGTGAGTAA